TTACTCTGCACGATTATCAAAGGGGTTGAGTGCAACGGCTGCATCAAGATGATTTGGAGCGAAGTGAGCGTATCTCATAGTCATCATGATCGTGCTGTGCCCGAGAATTTGCTGTAATACCAGAATGTTTCCTCCTCGCATCATAAAGTGGCTGGCAAAGGTATGTCTGAGCACATGGGTGCGCTGACCTTTAGGCAGCTCTATCCCAGCCCGTGTAAGTGCTGATTTGAAAGCCTCATATGCAGGGGAGAAGAGTGAACCGCGTTTTTTGGGAAGCATTTCTTGTAACTGCGGCGAAATGGGTACTGTTCGGTTCTTTTTGCTTTTGGTCTGTGTAAAGGTCAGACGTCCGGGAAGAATTTGAGATTGTTTTAAATCCTGCGCTTCACTCCAGCGTGCACCTGTGGCCAGGCAAATACGCACGATAATTCCCAAATCTTTGTTTGCTGACTGGTCACATGCTTCAAGTAGACGAGCAATCTCCCCCTCGTAAAGAAAAGCCAGCTCCTGATCTCCTTCCTTAAACTGCCTGATACCTGAAAGCGGGTTATCTCCCTCCCACTCACCCAGCCGTTTCATTTCCGAGAATACAGCATGCAGGTATGACTGCTCGCGATTTACTGTCGCTTCACTTAGCTTCTTCTTGCCTTTCTGATTCCACTCCCCGCTTAATCGTCGTTCGCGGTATACGGCGAACGTATTTTTATCGAAGTGGGAGGCGAGAGGGTTACCGAGGCGCTCACAGATAGCCAATAGCTTCACTTTTCGCTCATCGCCAGAAGAGAGCGTTTTGCCATGCATTTCGTACCAGCGTTCAACGAATGCCGCTAGCGTTAAAGCATTGTCGCCTATCGCCTGGCTTGAGGCACTATTCATAGTGCGACGCTCAAATGAGAGCGCCTCGCCTTTGGTGGCGAACTGTTTGCGAATGCGCTTTCCATCGCGCCCATAGGGGAAACATTGGCAAAGCCATTTGCCAGAGGGAAGTTTTCGAACCGTCATATTAACTGAATAAGTATTTGGCAATGGCCAAGGCGATACCGGTTGTACCAATCATGGTCGCCGCAATCCATTTAGTCTGATTTGCTATCTCTTTATGCACTGAAATAAGCTCTTTTTGTAATTCTGACTTCAGAGATGCGGTTTCGGTTTTTTGTTCGTTCCGTAGGCTGGCTATTTCTGTTTTCAGCTCCGTCTTGAGTGCCAGAACATCACTTTTTGTTGAAAATTCTTCAGCACGCGCATTGAGCTTGGCTAGGTCGATTTTTATCTGAGTGATGTTTTCTTCAGTTCGCTCTACGCGTCTCTTCAGATCGTCCATACCATTACCCCCATCGTTGCCGTCTGAGCCTCCTTTTTTCCATTTATCACGTGGAAAATCCTTGAGGTTCAAGATGTTGCTAGATTCTGCATTGTTAGCCATCAGAAGCTTCCTTTTTCTTGCTCTATCCAGTTTAACACTGGATAAACCGCGTAATGACTGGTAAACCCGCAATTTTTACAAATCAATCGGTATTCATAATTTAGCAAAGAGTACTGTGGTTCAAACGATTCGATTTGCACAAAGCTGACGTATGCTTCGTTGGAGGCACCTTCTGGTCCAGCAGTCATCACTTGAGCTTGAGGAATGCCAATATCGAGACTACCGCAACTAAGGCACTTGATGTCCTTGCCGACCTTTGCATCCAAAAACTCAGCGAACAGCTCAGGAGTTACCTTTTCTAGTCGTGAGAACAATAAGCGTTTTAACTGTTCAGGCCTTTTTTCTTCACTCATGATCCTGTCCTTAAAAAATAAGAGCGCCTAAAATGAACCCAACTAGGAACGTAAGTCCGATTTCATTAGGGTATCTTTGAAGTAATGCAACAAAACCGAGTCGGGAAACTTCTTCTCCGCTAGATTTAGATATAGGGAGAACTGAGTTGTTTTGTTGATCAAGCCATAAAAGAGCCATTTGAAGTTGATTACGAGTGAGATCATTTAAACGCCCAGTGCCAAAGTTGACGTGGCAGTAATGAATCAACTTTTGTCGTAGCTCGCTATCTTCACTATTACGAAGAAGGAGACTGACTAAAGCTTTGCTGGCATCTTTTTCTTTACATCGCTCAACCATCGCCTGCAAGTAGCTAAGTGCCGTCTGGTACTGATTGACGGTCATTTCCTCTATGCTTGACACACCAATCTCTGCGTGCACTTTTTGCCAAACTTCATACGCTTCAGAATTAGAGGTTTCTGACACTTCTGCAACAAGGGCATTCAGTTCTTTTCTTTGCGCCTTGACGAGCGGCCGCTCGTCATGAGCATCTGAGGGGATCGCAATGTTGATGGTGTGACGACCATCAAATTTATGTATTTGAACGCGGTTTTCTGTGAAGTCGCGTCCAGCTGTCCGGTTTAGATCTCCTGAGGAATTCACTTCCATACTACTTCCCTATTTATTGTTTTCGTTGTAATCCCTGCCAGCAACACGGTTGCCACTTCCTGACACGTTGACTGAGTTTGAAACTGAGTTGCCAGCTGTTAAGGCTGCAAATACAGCAGCTTTGATAGCTAATGGAGCGTTTCTGAAATGATTAATTAGCTCATGCTCGTCCCTTGTTAGTGCAACTCCTCCTGACTCTTGCCCCGTCAAAATGAACTGGACGTTAGCCCCATTCATTGCAAATGAGAGTAAAACATCTCCTCCGGGCACTATTGAGCCTCTCTCGTATTTTCCCCATGTTTCACGCGAAACACCGCACAGAGCCGCTGCCTCAGCCTGACTTAGGGCTAAACGCTTCCTTTCTGATTTCAATCTAATGACGCAATGAGATGTAAAGCTCACATTTACCACCTTGACAAAAGAGATCTATAGATCTCATAATGTTTTCCACAGACACTTAGCAGATCACAATATACCACTATGACACAAGTACAAAACACACAGCGGGCACGTACGCCCAAAAACAGCGTAGCTGGCGGTTCTTTGCCACTGCGTTTGTCCCCTGAAGAACGCTCAGAGATCGAGACCATGGCAGAGGCTGAGTGCCGTTCAGCATCAAACATGGTACGCATCGTCTTTTTGCGTGGCCTTGAATCCATGAAATCTGAGCCGCAACAGCATTCTGGTAATTAACATCGGACACCGAGGTAAAAATGACGGGCGTAACCATCAATATGAATGTTGCAGCTCCTTATATATCTCTGAAGGAGTATTCCAGAATAACCGGGATTCCATTCGAAACATGTCGGCTAATGGTTCGTGATGGGAGAATAATTATCAGACCTAAAGAGTTAACGGGGGGCAAGGTGGAAGTGAATATGATAGCCATGCTCAAGGATGCTATCGCAAACAGTTAACAGGAAAACCATGCATCAGCTCATTCAACTTAGTCGGCATAGTTATGTTTATCGCGGATTCACGATTCATATGTGTCCAAGAAGATCACGAACTATGCAGAGAGCGTATAGCGTTTTAAATGACGGTAACTATTTCGGCAGAGACTTTGCACTAGCAGAGGCAATGCAGACAATTGATAAACTAAGAAGTGGGGGAAAAAATGAAGCTTGAAATGATTGTTGGGCTTTTATTTTTCTCAATCGTGGTATTGAGCATTATTCAGTTTCTACTCAGATTACACTGTAAGAAAGTAAGGCAGAAAAGAGAAAAAGCCTTATCAGAATTTAAAGCGCGTCGGGAAGAGGTAGAGCGCAAAGCACGCGGGCAACTTTAACAGGTATACGATATGAACGAAGAGAGCCCTTCACTCGCAAGCCTCCTGAAAAATGGTTGTCAGATAACGCACTACCGTAATACGCGGGGCTGGATTGAATGCCCGGACGGGCGTTTCTTTAAGCCGGAACCTAATAAGGTTCGTTTTGTTAAGGGTATGAGCAAACCTTTTATTTATACAAAAAAGATAAATAAAGGTGTGCTGGCTACTCTGGCAAGAGCATTTAAAAAACTCTTGTAACAAGAAAAGGGGCTTACATGTTTACTGAAGAGAAAACATCGTGGGAACGGGAAATGCTGATCCGCGAGGCGGTAGAAAATGCGGAGCAGGGTTTTACCGTAATTTTGAAAAACGGAAATCGCATTATCGTTTCGCCAGATAGCCCATCTATTGATCTGATTATTTACGGGCTAGAGAAAACAATCCGAGGTAATCACGAGCGAGCGCGAATGACCTTTATTGATTTTCTTTATTACTGGCACGAAAGGTTGTTTAAACAGGTTAAAAGAAAACCTCGCCCTAACCACTAATTAAGCAGGCTTAAATTAACGGCATTTATTTTGCCGGGGATTCGTTTTGCCTTTTTCAGGAGGTTGCATGTCGGTTAAGTCAATAAAGCTGGATGGCGAAATAAGTGATCCGGAGTTTGTAGAGATAAGCACCAACGCACGAAAACACGAACGCGCCCACCTTTTGGGGTTGCTTCGTATTTTTGTCGGCCAGCTGAAAAAGGAAAGCGCCACACCAGAAGAGATTTATTCATCAGTCGAGCGGTGGATCGCAAGCCGCGAATTAACCATTAACGAGGGTAACAAACAATGAATAACTTCATGTTAGATATTCGCGCGCTGGGGAAAGCGCCAGACTCGCCGATCTTTGCTATTGAGTGCGTATTCTTCGAGCCATCAACGGGGAAGATTGGCCCGCAATTCTATCGCGCTATAAATATCAGGACGATAGGGGCTATTTATCCTGAAGCTGTTTTGCAGCTCATGAAGGGGGACAACGCGCAGCGTGCTGAGGTTATCAGTGCGGCATGTAGCGAGGTAAGCGCTATACGGTTAGCCTGCCAGTTTATTAACACCACCGCATCAAAACACGAAAACCTCTATTGCTGGTCTGCGGCCAATTCAGCTGATGTGGCTACGCTGGCTCATGCTCTCTCTCGTTATGGCATCTCAGAGCAGCTTCTGCCTCCTTTTGAAATTCGGCATCTCTCAACGTTAATCCACATCGCCGGTATCACCGGATATACACCACACCCGCGCCGCTCGACGGCAACCTACATGCTGACCGATGCCGTATATCGGGCAGAGCAGGTTTGCGAGGTCTGGCAGCGTCTGACCAGTCCTCACTTTGAATCCCTGTGAGGCCAGCCATGCATCCGCGTCTTTCAGTCGTTTGCAGCGCGCCATTGCCTGTATGCACCAGGGCGATTGCCGCCCTGAAATGTTTTTCACGTGGTCAGCGCAACTTCACCCGCATCAAGCCGCACGCCTATCTCGTGATCCGTATTGGCCGCCGCTGGCGGTTGCTTAGCAAGAACGGCGGCGCTCAGTGGCGACTCATGACCCATGAAACCTACAACCAGGAGTTTCGCAAATGATCAGATCGCCAATTAAATGGGTGGGAGGAAAAACCCGCGTTATGCCGCAGCTGCTTAAGCGTTTGCCGAAAGCGGATTGTCTGATTGAGCCGTTTGTGGGTAGTGGAACTGTGTTTATGAACACGGATTACCGCCGCTACGTTCTCTGCGACAGCAATATCGCGCTGATTAATTTTTTCCGACAATTAACCGGCCGCAAAGAAGACGCTATTGCCGCCTGCCGCTGGGCTTTCAAAGGCGGAAACAGTGCGGAGGAATACTACAGACGGCGCACAGAGTTCAATTCACTGGCCCGCCAGGCTGACTCCGATCCGGACGCAGCAATGCTTTATGCCGCGTATTTCCTGTATCTGAATCGCCATGGCTATAACGGTCTGTATCGCGTTAACCAGAAGGGTGAATTCAACGTTCCATTCGGTAAGTATGCCGAACCTTACTTTCCTGAAGCGGAAATGCGCTTATTCGCCGAAAAGGCCAGCGACACAAAAGCGGTCTTTATCCATAGTGATTTCCGCCAATCTATCCCTGACGTTATGCAACTCGCGCATGACGCGGTGATTTATTGTGACCCACCCTATATCCCTGCGAGCGACACCGCCAATTTCACCGCATACGGCAAACCCTTTACCCTAGATGATCATCGCGCTCTGGTAGCGGCTCTTGTGGCTGTTAACCGTCAGTACGCCACCCGCTCGATCATCTCAAACAGCGACACGCCTGATACCCGCGAAATTTATTCCGCCTTCAACCTTCACTCCCTGAGTGTCCGCCGCTCTGTGAGCGCCAAAAGCCGCGATATGGCTGGCGAGGTTATTGGCGTTCTTCGCGTGTGTGATGGCTGCGATCGTGCTGGCGGTGGTTGCTGTCCGGATTGTGGGCCGGTAATGGGGAATGCGACTTACGGCGAGATGTTTTTAGGCTTCGACCCTGCCAAGGGCTGTGAAACGCAGGAGCCTTTCTGATGACCATTAAAAAGACTCATACGGGCATCGTTATAACCAAAGACGGCCCGCAGCGCAAGAAGCTGCACCAGACGGAATCCATGTGGGTAGTCGGCAAAACAGAGTGCTACCGGAAAGACACCGGCAAACGTCACTTTGCCGAACATACCCGCCGTCGATTGCTGCTTGACTCAATCGAAGAGATTCGGGAGGTCGCCACCCGATGAACACAGTTGATGCAGTGATCACTCGCGTGCTCGACGTTCGCCCATACCGCCATTTCTGGATCGTTGAGGTGGAGGTATTGAGCTGGGGCAGGTACAGCCGTACGACCATTATCCGTGATACCGAAAAAGATGCTCGCCAGGTTCAGCCCGGTGACACAGTGACGGTTTAGGTGGTGTATGTCAGATCTCACCGCCTTAGCATGGGAATGGAATACCAAACGGCAGGCCATCAACCCCCATAAAACCGAAAGTTCAGCCATTGAGTATCTGACACCGAAAGGCGAGCGCAGGGCGCTCGCTTATGGTGATCTGGTTGATACGGTCTACCGCGCACCATTGCGCCCGCGCGAGGGCGATGCGCGTGAGGCATTTGATCGAAATGGCCGCGCTAACTACCTCCGCCGCCGGGTGCAAACGCTCCCGGCGTTTATCCGTAAGCGCTTCTCGCAGCACCTTGAAAACCTCGAACGCAGCAAACCAAAAGACGTCGTGCGTTGGCTGTTCGGTACGTTTGAGCGTCATGTCTTACGCCGTGTTGATGCGGTTAACGCGCAATACCTCCCACAAAGTACGCTCCCGGCGCTTCTTCTTCCGCTGCGTGATGAATTTCACCTGCTGCCGTGGGCGGACAAAAAGCGTCTGAAAAGACTGGCGTATAAGCTTGCGAACTTGATGAAAAGCGAGTTTATGCGCGAGTTTGATTTTCAGTATGAGCAAACATCCGATCTCGAGTTTTCGTCGATTTACGCGTACGGGGCTATAGCGAGCAAAGCGGCGACGCTCAATATCGCGATCCCCGGATGGGCGCGTTATTGCGACGAAGAACTGGACGCCGACGAGGCGCTGCGTGCCGCTGGCAGACTTCATTCCGAAAAATGGTGGCTTAACAAAATCCGCCGCATCCATGACTGCTGGCGCGAACATCTAATGATCGCGACCGGCTACGTCAGCAAAGTGGCTTCACCATATTGCTCTGATCCTTGCTTCAGGGAATGGGTGGCGCAGAAAAAAGCGAACTTCGAATTCCTTCAGGCGATGGAGTTGGAAGACCAGGACACCGGCGAGCGCAGCTCATTACTGGATAAGGTGATGGGTAGTGTTTCCAACCCGAAGATCGCGCGGCATGAGCTGATGGTGCGCATGCGCGGGTTTGAGGATATGGCGAATGAAATGGGGCTGGTTGGCATGTTCTACACGCTGACAGCGCCGTCGCGTTACCACTCAACGCATGTCCAGTCAGGCAGACGAAACGATAAGTACCAGCACACCAGCCCGCGACAGACGCAAAAATACCTTTGCAAAGTCTGGGCGCGCGTCAGAGCCAAATGGAGTCGTGAAGGTATCCGCACGTTTGGTTTTCGTGTTGCAGAGCCACACCACGATGGAACCCCTCACTGGCACCTGCTGCTCTTCCTCCGTCCTGAGGAGGTGGAGTATGCAACAGCCATTTTCCGTAAGCATGCCATGAGAGAAGACGGGCAGGAGCCGGGGGCACAGGAGCACCGCTTTACCGTTAAGCCAATCGACGAGCAATTTGGCTCGGCGACGGGCTACATCGCCAAATACATTTCCAAAAATATCGATGGATACGGCATGGATGGTGAGCTTGATCTTGAGTCAGGCCAGCCAGTCAGGGATATGGCAAAGCGCGTGCGTGCCTGGGCTTCACGATGGAATATCCGCCAGTTTCAGCAGATTGGCGGCGCGCCGGTGACCACCTGGCGGGAGCTGCGTCGGTTAGGTGACCGTGAGCTGGTATTGCATCCGGAGCTGGAAGCGGCACGCGCCGCAGCCGATGCGCCAGACTGGCCGGGATATACCAACGCTCAGGGCGGGCCATTTGTCGCGCGCGATTGCCTGCGCGTTCGGCTTAACTATGAATTCACCGAAAACGGCAATGATTATGGTGACACGGTCGCCAAAATTACTGGCGTTTATTGCCCTTATACGGGCAGCGAATCAGTCATTTTCACCCGTACCACCGATTACAAGATTGTGCCTAAGCGTAAGCCGTCGTCGGTCGAGATTTTGACCTTAGAAGGCCGCGCAGCGGCCCCTCGGAGTTCTGTCAATAACTGTACGGGGTGCTCCGGAACGGACGAAAAACCACCGTTAAAAGTGGCGGTGCCAGCTGGTACCACACCGTCAAAACCGACAATGCATGCCGGTATTGATCACCCGGACAGTCAGATGACAGAACTTCCGCTGAATATCGAAGATTTGCGCCGATATTCACGCCAGCAACGGCAGGAAATCACCAGCAGACTGAAAAACTTTGGCCACGAAAGCTCAGATCAAGCCTTCGAGCGTACCGCGCGCGGCCTGCGCACGTCTGTTGATGATGAAACTGCGTTGACGTGGGGGCCAAACGTGGCCGCTGCGAAAGATATGAGCCTGACACCGGAAGAGGCAGAACAGCGTTGGCGCGAACAGCTGCGGACCGAAGCGGAACGGCGTGCGGATAACTATGCCGCCGCAGTTGCGGAATACCAGAAGAAAAAAGCCGAAGCGACACTGCGACAGGCACAGCAAAGGGATGCTGCGAAACAAGACGGAGTCAGCGAGGAAACCGTCGCCAGCATCGGCGCGCAGCTGCGTAGTTGCCGGATTTTCGTCAGCGATGACGTTGTGAGGTCGATTGCTGGTGGAGCCCGCGTTCGCCACGGCGGCGGACTGATCGCCATGAGCAATGGCCGGTTGCACGAAGTAAAAGCATGGCGTGCCGGTGAGAAAGATAAACCGACGTCTGAATACATGGCGGTGTGTGACCTGGTCACGCGCTGGAAGAAGGCAGTTAAGTTTAAGTAACAAGCTGAAATTAATGGAAAAAATGAAAATTTCGGGGTTAGATGCGAAAGGGAATTAAATGAAGTTCAGTTGTTAAGGTGGTAATTTGCGGGATTTTCATCAAGTTTTTAGTCGCGCTCGCGTTGCCGAAATTTTTATCACGGCAATGTGATGACTGTAGCACCTACTTAAACTCGGTGATTGTAATTGTCTGATTATTGTTTTTTTATGTGCAATGGACTAGACAATACACAGCAAATGGAGGCGTTATGCCCGATATCACGAAAGACGATCTTTTGTACGACGATTATAATTGGAAAGCTAAACAACAGGGCGATGATCCGAAGAAAAAGAAATCTGATGGAGAGCGTTTTAGTCGCCATGAGGGATATGAAATGTTATATCTCTTGAATGAGGGATTTTCTAACAGTGACGAACTTTCAATCGAAACTAAAAAGCGTATTGAATGGTCAATCAGAAATCTTCTCCCAGCAGGTACTCAGTCGCGCAGTGATGTCGTGACATGGGTTGTCAATAATAACGAAATACATAAAAAAGCATATCAAAAATATTTGGATGCAAAAAGCTAAGGATTATTCGTTTTCGAATAATATTAGTGGTTCCTATAATGAAAATGCACCCTGCTAGGGGTGCATTTTTTTTAGTGTTTTTAGTTTCTTTATTAACTTTGTTTTTAATTCTTGTGTTGTCAATAGTCCAAAAACCGCCGTATTGGCGGTTACGTGTAAATGAATTATGGGAAATATATGTTGTGAGATGAGTTGTGTGGGTTAAATTCAGCTAGTTGGGGTATTAACCCTCTATTCCAAAGCAGTGTCTTATTCATGTTTAGACTATCTAGCTTTGTTAGTCTGTTGCGTAGAGCAATAAACTCACTCTTGAAATTGTCAGCTGAAATAATTTTAGGACAGAAGCAAGAATAAAGTCTGTGATTACTGATACCACATGCAAAAGCTAGTTCGCCTTCAAAATTATCAGTTTGTTGGAATAAGTGAATTACATGTTTTTTTGATTTTAGTAGATTGATGTTTTCTTTAAATCTGTCAATGTTCTGAATTCTATCGGTATCATAAACGACAAGAATATCACTTTTTTCAGTTAGTGATGGCATTAGTTTTTTAATGCTGACATTCCATAAGTTAGCAATCACTATTTTTTTGATTGGATATCCAAGCAATGTTTTAAAATCATTAAACAATGCTTTCTCTGTTTCTCCTTCAACAAGGATAATCGCAAATTTCTTAGCCGTCATAATCAATCCTCAAACAGCATTTCTTCAATTAATGAAACGTCAGGGATAGTAGTAAAACAATCATTTTTGACTTTACTCAATAGATTTCTATCATTTTTTTTATGTTGTGACGTTGCTTCAACAAAGGTTGTTAACCCATCTATTTTCTTTGTAAATGTATAAGAATGAGTAGGCAAGTCGAGACTTAAAATATCATAATTATGAGTTGTGTAGATAAACTGCCCATACCTGCAAAGCTTCGATATTATTAAAGTGACCATCATTTTTTCTAATTCAGTATGAGTGAAGGCCATTTTTTCATCTAAAAAATAAATCCCGCTGCATGGGAAATTTAGTTCACTTTCTTCTGCTTTATCTTCCAACACGCCTGAAAGAAGATGAGATATTTTCACAGCCTCATAAGTACCGCGAGACAGTCTGTCTTTATTCGTGATTTCACCTTCCATATCGATGATAACTTTATCACCATTATTAAATACTACTGAATAGCCTTGCAGGTCTTCCTTGCCTTCATCGTCTTTAACTGTCAAACCGGAAACTGATTTAACTGTGTTGTCGAAGGTTTTAAGTATACTCTTGAGAACATTTTTTTTAATACGAGAAATCTTATCAGTGTTTTCTTGGTTTTCAGATAAAATAAAATGCCAACCAAGGACAAAGTCCAAATCAACTAAGTGTTTTGTAAAGTCTTTTGGATTTGTATTCTCAGTTGAGAAATACCTGTTGGGTCCGTTTAGCTCGAATTTTTGAGCCTCCCAGACCGCATCTAGTCTTTTAGTCGTTTTTGCGCATGAATCCATTTTACGAAGGTCAACTGATGCCATGGCGATTTTTTCTACACTGACAGTATCATCCGTAGCTTGTAACCAAACACCCGTCCTAAACAGGCACTTCAAGTGGCTTTGAAAGAAGTCAACTTCAATATATGCAGGTTTTGTTTTATCTGTGATTTTTAACGGGTCTGGATTGAAAACCCCATTACTGAGAAAACGCAAAACTGCCAACATGACTCTGCCAAGCGAGGTTTTTCCTGATGCGTTGGCTCCAGATACTACACAGACCTTTTTGAAGTAAAACTTTTCATACCCTTCAATATGCTCGCCCTCTAAGGTGCTATTGACTGGCGCTCTGGAGAAACTGAGGTCAAGAGTGCTGTTTGCAAAGCAAAAAAGGTTGTCGATTTTAATTTTTGTAAATGCCATTTTGTTCCACCTTTTGGAAGTAAATCAAACTTAGTATGGAGTTTACATGTAAAAGCCTAGTAAGCAATACGAGGAATCAAGTAAGAGCACAATCATGCACAAATTTGCACAGTTTACGAAAGGCTGCTTTTGCTTTGCCGCCTCAGTGCTGGTGAGGCCTTGAGGGTCTTCACAAAGTGCACAAAAAGAGGTCGGTTTACCGCGCAGGCGAGGCGGGGGAGCAAGCGCGCGCAAAGGGGGGGCATGCAGGGGGTCATATCCTCCGCCATTCGCCGCCTGTCGGGCGCTCATGTTGATGGTTGAGCGAAGCGGCAGCGCGAGAGAAGTCGCGCCAGAAGCCCGCTGGCTGCGTCTGGTTGGGGGTGTGGTTTATTTGTGTTTAGCGAGTGGCCGATATGGCCGGAAATGATGGTGCTGCGGGTGGTACCGCACCGCCAGAAATGACGATGCGGCCAGGAGATCACTTCGTGGGCTCAAGCAATGCGTAAGGGTTGAAGCGAATCACCTCCTCACCCAGCCAGTCGTTAACATGCTTCATGGCCTCCATGCAGGGTGTCAGCTCGTTGACGGCGAACACGCGAGCCGCTTTCTCAATATCACCGAATGAACCGTTCCCTTCCGGAATGGCGCCCATCAGTTGCGGCGGTACCCGGTGCGCTGCCAGCATGTCATCGCGGGTGGAAGACTTCACCCCCACAAACTCATCCTTAGCCGATATCTGGCTGAATGGCAGTATTTGCACGGAGTCTTTGCCGCCGTTAGGTGCGTGCAGAAGGATGTTCTTAAACGCACCGCCGCGCCGGGTGTCCGTCAGCGTCTTTTTGAGCTTATCAAGGCTCTCCTGGTCGGCCATCGCGCTGTTAACGTAGACGATGCAGCCAGCGTGTGAGCCGTTGTCGTAGTAGAGCTTTCTGAACTTGTCAGCAGAATGGGCCAGGTTTGCAGACAGCAGGCCAGCGAAATACTCAGGCATGCCGTATATTTCCTGGTGAATATCCGGGCTGAGAACGTGGCATACCGAGCCCGTTGAAAACATGTGATCCTGTAGCCCGGCCTGAATAAACCAGTAAGTGTCCAGGTCAGAACCACGGCGTGTGTATTTCGCCAGCGAGTGACGAAAGCCAAAGGAACCACCAAGCCGGTTTTTTCGCATCTCAAGATAGCCATTCCCGAAGACAAACCAGTCCAGCGCGAAGGCGGAGAACACCTGGCGGGAAAGAAGTTTGTGCGGGATAAAGCATCCGGCAAGGACGTTGCGCTTGAAATAAAGCGCCGACTGGTGCCAGCTCGCATAGCCAAACTGACGGGCGAGACCATACCAGTCAATGGGGGTTTCGTAGTATCGCCCGTTGTCTGCGCAATACATGTTATCAAGCAGGTCGCTGGCACCACTCACCGGCCATGGGCCGTCGAAGGTGAATGAGTTCAGCTCCGGTGACGCTTTCAGTGAGGCGGCGAGATCTGCCTGCTCCCTGGCATACTTCCTGCCGCGTGTGGGTCTTTGTTTGCTCAAGGTTAATACTCCGTAACTGTCATACTGCTGCCGCCTTCTTGTCCCAGCGGTTCGTTAATGGTGGCAAGCATCGTCGCCCATGCGAGATCGCCATGACTGACGCCGCGAGATCGGTCCGTGTCGTAAGTGACAACGCCGCCAGGGGTAACGATCTTGCGGACAGAGTTGAATGCACCTACCAGGTCAAGCTCACCACGATCAAACTCCCAGCGCCCGCCACGAATCAGCTGTTGCATCTTCAGCACGAGCATTCGCTTACTGGACGGTGAGAACTGGTAACAAACCGCTGCCGGGAAATGCTTTTTAACCAGCTGATAAACCGCTTCACCAATACCGGTGCCATCGATCCCAATGTGCTGCACGTTGTACCGGGTGAGCATGCCGATAATGAGATTGGCCTGCTCTTCGAACTCCATCCCTCGTATGCGTAGTGTCTCAATCGTGCGGAACTTGCCGCCGGGCACCATCGGCACAGCGTTAACGGATATGGCTCCACTGTCCCCCTTGCCGCTGGCGCCGTTCGGGTCGTAGCCAATCCAGACGGGACGATCAGCCATGGGGCGGGCCGCATATGGCCGCCAGTCGGGCCAGTCGTCATAACCATCAGCACCGCATGCCAGTAGCCTGTTATAGTCAAAGGCGCTTTCACCGCTTTTGATGAACTGGCATCCGTACAGGTTGTCGTATTCTTCCGGGCTGTTCTCTTCCCGGATTTCGTCGATATCAGTCAGATCCCATCCATGGTCGATAGCATCCTGCAACGTGACAATCTGCCTCCAGATCTTGTCCGGGCACATCAGGCCGCTGTTAAGCGTTTTCCAGGATGTATCAAACTCAATGCGCTTGCCATGGCTGCGACCTTTGTTAAATGCTTCACCTGTCCAGAATGGATAAGCCTCATGGCTTTCGGCTGAAGGGGTGGAGAAATAGGTACGCGTTAGGCCTTTTAGCGTTGCCATGGCGCCCGCGACTTTTTTCAGGTTGGCAAACTGGCCTACCCAAAAGAATTCGTCGAAATACAGGTTGCCCGTGTATGACTGAGCGGTAGCCGCTGACGTGCCAAGAAAATGCAGCTCGGCGCCGTTGAACAGCTGGATCATGTCGCCGCCCTTGAGCTCCACGTCAACTTCTTCGGCGGCCGAGCGAATGAAACTACGAAACTGGTACGCCTGGCGGCGGCTTGCCGATAAAAAGATTTGGTTGCGCTGGTGCTTATATTTCACATCCTCAGACAGGGCGCGCACCAGAGCTTCACGTGCGAAATACCACGTCGCGCCAACCTGACGGCTTTTCAGGATCATGCGGTTGCGCCAGTGGTGATTGTCATACCACCCTTTCTGGTGCCAGTGCAGAGAGCCGAGAATGTTCTCCCGCAGCGCGGCAATCTGCGACTCTGAGAAATAGTTTTGCTTTTTGCGGATCTTTTTCTTCGGCTGGGTGGCTGCTGTGCCGTTATCCAGCTTTTTCAGCTGACGGGTGAGCAGGTCAATCTCTTTGAAATCACCGCCGGTCTTTTTGTCTTTGCCAGTGAGCTGAATTAGTCTGGCATCAATGGATGTTGTCACGCGCTGGATCGGCGGTGTGGCGTCCCATTCATCTCGCTTTTTCCATGAGTAAACCGTGTTCTGGTTGATCCCCATCAGGCGTGCGATCTCTGCTGGCGGGTAGCCCTGCCAGTAAAGCTGTCGTGCACGCTGCATGATGAATGCTTCTTCAATCGCCATTAATCCTCCTCGCTTCCTGCCGGGGAGATTAACCCGCGCGCGCGTACCCTTGCGCTCGCTTTAGGTTGTAGTGCTCCGCTCACAACAACAACGCGTTGAGGGGGGATGCGTCCCCCTGCCATCATCTCCGGGAACTCAGAAAACAAGCGAGTAAACGAACATGGCAGGCACAGCAAAACCACGTAAGAAGTTTCGCGTGGCCGTCTCCGGAAATACCGTTGACGGGCGCGAAATTCAACCGCAGCACCTTCGCGATGCGGCAGCAAATTACAACCCTGAGGTCTATGGCGCGCGGGTCAACATTGAGCACTATCTCTCTATGTTCCCGAATAGCGATTTTGGCGCGATGGGGGATGTGGTAGCCCTCAGCACTGAAGACATCACCGAAGGTGCGCTGGCGGGGCGTACCGCGCTTTATGCCGAAATCGAACCATCCGAGCGCATGGTGCAGATGACCGACAAAGGGCAAAAAGTCTATTCCAGTATTGAGCTGCATCCGCAGTTTGCCCTCAACGGCAAAGCCTATGTTGTCGGGCTGGCAATGACCGATACCCCGGCGAGCCTGGGTACTGAGCGTCTTAAATTTGCCTCACAGCAGCGTGCATCGGTGATGGCCTTCAATAACCAGCAGGGTGAGGCGCCGATGTTCACCGAAGCGCTTGAAGCAGAGGTGATCGAGCTGACCGCCCAGCGCAGCGATGAAGGTGCTAAGTGGTTTAACCGCGTGATGAGCATTATTGGCAAAGGTCAGAAAACGGACGATCAGCGCTTCAGTCAGATGCATCAGGTCGTTGAGGCCGTGGCGCAATCGCAATCCGAGCAAATTGATCGCTTCAGTGCCGCAGAACAGGAGCGCCAGGAGGATAAGGCCGCTATCCAGAAGCTGACCACTGAGCTTGCGGAGCTGCGCCAGAAGCTGGGAAGCACTGAAGCTTCCTTCAGTCAGCGACCACCTGCGAACGGCGGCGCTAACGCGCAGCTGGCTGATTACTGATATCCACTACGAGAGCAGAGAACATGGAAAACAATACCCGCCAGCTGTTTGATCAGTACATCGCGCAACAGGCGCGCTTAAACGGCGTATCGACTGCGGCAGTCGCTGCGAAATTTGCGGTAGACCCTGCGCGCCAGCAGCGCATGGAGCAGGCCGCACAGGAGAGTGATTCTTTCCTGAGCAAAATTAACGTGTTTGGCGTTAATCAGCAGATTGGTCAGAAAGTGCTGATTGGCAGCAAAGGCCCGATGGCTGGCGTTAACAACAGCACCACCAACCGTCGTAATCCAGGGGCTAACCATTCAATGGAGCCGTTTGATTACATGTGCCGTAAGGTCAACTACGACTACGGGATCAGCTATGAACAGCTTGATGCCTGGGCGCATATGCCGGAATTCCAGCCCCTGATCAGCAAGGCGATGGCTCGCCAGATGTCACTTGACCGCATCATGATCGGTTTCAACGGCACCAAATACAGCGATCCATCAGACCGCGCGGCTAACCCGCTGTTGCAGGATTGTGGTATTGGCTGGCTGGAGAAAATCCGTACCGAAGCCTCACATCGCGTGATTTCCGGCGTCACGATCACTTCCCGTGATGAAGATAACAAGGTTATTGCGAAAGGGACTTACGGCAACCTGGGCGCGGCGGTGTACGACGCCAAAAACAGCCTGATGGATGAGTGGCATAAACGTAATCCTGACAACGTGGTGATCCTGGCGGGCGACCTGTTGACCACCGGCAACTTCCCGGCGATTAACGCCATGAGCCAGACCAACCCGAACACCGAAATGTTGGCCGGTCAGCTGATTGTTGCGCAGGAACGTGTCGGCAACATGCCGACCTTCATCGCGCCGTACTTCCCGGTCAATGGCGTACTGATCACGCCGTTTAAAAACCTGTCCGTGTACTACCAGCGCGGTGGAATGCGCCGGACGATCAAGGAGGAGCCGGAGTACAACCGTATTGCGACCTATCAGTCATCGAATGATGACTTTGTGATCGAGGACTACGGCAACGTCGCATTCATTGACGGCATTACCTTTGCCGAGGCACCGGCAGGCGGCGAATAACCGCACACTGGCGGGCTTCGGCCCGCCGTTCATCGGGGAAGAAACAATGCTGACACCGGCACAACGACATTTTCAACGCGTCATGGCTGAGCGCCATGGCAAGGCAGATGATCTGTCAGAAACGGCGCGTACTGCGCACGAGCAAATTCTGCACCGCATGCGTATGGATATGAGTGCGCTGAAGAAAATTCAGGGCGAACAGGCAAAAGCCGCGCTTAAACGCCAGTTGCTACCCAATTACGAGGGGTGGATTGAAGGGACGCTGGAGGGAGACAGCGGGCGACAGGATGAAGTGATCACGCGCCTAATGATTTGGGCGATTGATATTCGGGATTATCCGCTGGCGGTGCGCATCGGGCGGTATGTCATCGCGCACAATCTGGCAATGCCAGACCGGTTTAACCGCACGGCAGCGACAGCGCTGGTCGATGAGATTTGCGATCCCATTCTGGTGCAGGTCAAGGCGGATGACAGCACTGATGTTAAGCCATATCTGGCGGTGCTCGATGAGGTCCAGGAGATCACTGAAAACAGCGATATGCCAGACGTCGTCCGGGCCAAGCTGTATAAAGCCCGTGCTTTTGCATTGTGCAACGGCACTGCGGATGAACAGGCGACTGCGCTGGAGCTGTTGCGCCGCGCGCTGAATCTCGACTCCGGCGCCGGGGTGAAAAAGCTGATCGATAAGCTTGCCAGGCAGGTAAAAAAAGCCTCTGCGGAAAATGCATCAGGCAGTGAGGGGGCAGACCAGAGCGGGGGCGAAGAGGGCAATAATCAGGCTGCAGCAACGCCGGAAGTGACGGTGCCAGCTGCCAAAAAGCCAGCCGCCAAAAACAACCCCGGAAGCACAACACGTAAAACGGTGGCCCGCAAAACAACGACGAAAAAGCCCACCGCCGATAAAAAATAACCGACTTGCGCCCCGTGCGCTGGCGGCGCGGGCGGAGATCTGCAACACATCGCGTTAGCTTTTCTCCGTCCGCTCACCGCCAACCTTTTCTGGAGACTACACGATGAGCCTTGTGGCCCCTCGCACAGTTACCCCCTCTGCGGAGGATGTGCCGGACGTGGATGACGGCGGAGAGAAAGTCACCGCCGGGGAGTTCTGGCCCGAGATAGTGCTGAGCAACGTCCGTAAGGAGATGCGGATCACCGGTGCGGTTACCACTTCGCGTTTAAAGCAGGTGGTTATTGAAGCCGTAGCCCACACAGCTGACCAGCTGAAGAAATGGCAGGCAGAACAGATTGGGGCCGGATATGCCAGTTTGGCCGCCGTACCGGCCATGGTGATTAACGACGAGAGTGTAAAGGTATATCGCTGGCGCCGCGCAGTTTACAGCATCTCGCGGGCCCTACTGATCGAGACTTTCCGCGATGTTGACACCACGGGTGACGCGGGCGAGAAGCGCGCCGCCGCACTCGCAACCCAGGCGAATGATCACTGGCGTGATGCGCGCTGGGCTATCTCGGATATTCAGGGCGTGGTCCGTAACTCTGCGGAGGCGTTCTGATGAAGGTGAAGGCATTGCAAGGCGATACAGTGGATTTGTTGTGTCAGCGTCACTACGGCATCACCCAGGGCGTGACCGAGATCGTACTGGCTGCGAATCATGCGCTGGCCGGTCAGATCTTTCTTGATGCAGGGCAGGAAGTTGAGCTGCCTGCCGTCGACACCTCTGCGACAAAGGAGACTGTTCAATTATGGAGCTGATAAACCGCCTCTGGAACTGGACGGTGTACCTCTGGTCGATGCTGCTGACGGGCGTCGGCATGATGACGCAGAAGGACTGGCTGGCTTTCATTGCTGCGCTCACCGGGATCGTGGTTGCCGTGCTGGGTGAGCTCCATCGCCGCCGGATGTCCCGCATCCATGAAACCAATAATGTTCTGCTGAATGAATTGATCGATGCGATTCGGGACGATACCGAGAACCGGCAGGACGTGAAGGAGTTAATCCGGACTATCAGGGAGTCACCGCGATGAAAAGAGGAATTATTGCCTGTTCTGTTGCGGCGATTGTCTCTCTCGCAGCGGCACTCTGGCCGCAGATGCTGCGCACAAGCCCTGAAGCGCAGCTGAAGATGGCGAAATACGAGGATTGCCGAAAGACGCCGTATTACTGCCCGGCAGGTGTGCTGACCGTAGGCATGGGGTCGACCAGCAACGTGCAGAACCGCGAGTACGCCGAGCGCGAGATCGCCGAGCGATGGGTGAATGACCTGTTTCGTGCTGAGAAATGCGTAAACCGCGAGTTTAATGGCGCAGCTGCACCACAACGGGTTTTCGAAGCGCTGAGTGACGGCGCATTTAACGTCGGTTGTGGTGGTCTTGGCTGGTACACCAACAAAAAGGGCCAGAAGGTCAGAACAACAATCTGGCGCAATGCGCAGGATGGTAACTGGCAGGGTGTTTGCGAGCGACTCACAGACTTTGTCAACTCCGGCGGAAAACGCCTGCCGGGGCTGGTAAAGCGCCGGGAAGAGTTTCGGGACTGGTGCCTCTCAGAGCCTGAGCTGAAGGGGGCGAAATGAAAGCGCTGGGTGTATTTACCGTTTGTATTTCCCTTCTGCTGGTCATCGCAGGTGTCAGGCTGACGCTGGAGAGCAGTAAGCGAGAGGCCGCAGAGACGGCCCTTGGAGAAGCCAAACAGAAGCTTAAGCAAACCGGTGATGTGCTGGCCGAGATCAGGGCGTTACGTAACGACGTGAACGAAGTGGCCGCTGGTCTGAAAACACTGGCTCAGAAGCGTAGCGATACAGGGGAAAAGCGCCGTGAAAATATCAAAACTGAGCTGGCCGGTGATAAATGCGCCGCTGTGCCTGTGCCTGGCCGTGTGGCTGACAGCCTGTACCAGCGAGCCGCCGAAGTTGGCGCCGGTGATTATTCAGGAACCTTTACCGGAAAGCCTGACGGCAAAAACTGAAACGCCAGCACCGCCAAAACCAATGACATACGGGAGCCTCGCTCCGTGGTCCGATGCGCTGCTGGATGCGCTGGACACATGCAACGCCGATAAGGCGGGTATCAGAGAGCTGGAACTGCGGCGAATCGCCAGGGGGATAAAGTGAAAAAAGCAGAGTTGATGCGTGAAGCCCTGATAGCCGGTAACACCTGGTGTAAGGCCAATCCGGAGCAAATCACCGTCTGGGTGGAAAAAGGCAATATAGGGATTGAAGCGACCGGCGAACCGTCTTTCATGTACCTCTACACCATCAATATTCTCGCCGTGGAATTCCCCGGGGCGGTTGATGACCTGATGCTGCCGATCATGGCCTGGGCCTGGCAATATCAGCCGGATTTACTGCTGAATCCTGACAATAACCGCAAGGTGGAGTTCGACGCTGACATTATCAGCGACGACCTGGCCGATCTTCTGTTCAAGGTGCCGGTCTGGGAGCGCGTCATGGTGGAAACCGTTGACGGGAAGCCCGTCGCGAAACACCTGAGCGAAGACCGTCCGCGCATCCATGGCGGTGAGTGGGGAGTGGTATTTGGCGGAGGAGAGCTGGCATGACCGATGATGCAGCGCTGTTTCATCAACTCGATCAGGTTTTTGCAGACATTCTGTCCGCAATGGCGCCAGCGAGCCGGTTGCGTACTGCGCACGGAATAGCGACTACATTACGCCGTAGCCAGAGCCAGCGCATCGGGAAGCAGACAGCTCCGGATGGCACGAAATACCAGAAGCGTCATCGCCGCGTCTTACGCTCCCAGGCTGGGATCGGTTTTGTCTGGCAAGGTGAGGAGCGTCGTCTGCGGAACTGGCGGGCAACCCGTGGAAGCCGGGGACGCATGCTGACAGGCTTTGATGAGGGGAAGGGGGCCGTTCGCTCGTTCTATCGCTCTGATATTGAGCGTTATCTTGATATCAGTTTCAGCGAGACGCGCCGTGATACCACGAAAAGCGATCCCATGTTTCGCCGACTGCGCACAACCCGTTTTCTGAAAGCAAGAGCGACTTCTGAGGGGGCTGTAGTTGGTTTTTCGGGCGCTGCTGCCCGCATCGCCCGCGTTCACCAGTACGGACTGCGGGACCGGGTAAACGACAGTGGCGCGATGGCAAGCTACCCGCGCCGTGAGTTGCTCGGCCTGAGCAAGGCGGACCGCATGGCTATAGCCCGGCAGGTCATTGATTCTCTGGGGGTGAGTTGATGAATCTGGCTGAAGTCATTCGCCTGCTGGAAAACATCGTTCGCACCGGTACGGTAACGGAGATTGACGAGAAAAAATGGCGGGTAAGGGTGAAAAGCGGAGAACTGGATTCCACCTGGTTGCGCTGGAGTGCACAGCGTGCAGGCGCTTTCAGCGTCTGGGTGCCGCCGTCTGTTGGCGAGCAGGTATGGTTCCTGTGCCTTGGGGGTAACACTACCGCTGCGATCATCGGGGGGAGTCTTTACAGTAACGACAATCCGGCGCCAGGCGCATCGGCAAAAGAAATGATCGTGACCGCACCGGATGGAGCGAAGTTTCGCTATGACGCAGAAGCAGGGGCTTTGCAGGTCAGCGGTATTAAATCAGCAAAGATTGAGGCGTCGGTTAAGGTCTTGCTGGAAACGCCAATGGTCGAGTGTACCGAGATGCTGAAAACCAAAAACTTCACCGTTACGGAAGGCGGCAAAATGCAGGGGGACTTTACGCACACTGGTGGTGCGTTCATCTCAAACGGTGTCCAGGTTGATGATCATGATCATGGTGCCGTGCAGCGTGGCGGAAGCTGGACGGAGGGCACGAAATGACGGTGCGTTATACCGGGATGAATCCTGATGGCACGGGAACGCTGACGGATGCCGCCCACGTGTGGCAGTCAGCCAGTGACATTCTTAACACCCCGATAGGCTCGCGGGTCATGCGCCGTGACTACGGCTCTCTTGTTCCTGATCTGATTGATGGTCCGCAAAACGACGTTACACGCATGCAGCTGATGAGCGCGGTGGTTATTGCGCTGGCGACATGGGAACCGCGGATCACGCTGAGCATCGTGGAGGTGCGTTATTCGCAGTCAGGAGCAGTGGAGGCGGGATTGTCAGGGGCACTGACGGAATCTATGGAACAGCAGACGACAACCTTAACACTCAGGAAAAGCAGCAATGGCAACAGTTGATTTGGCGCAGCTTCCACCGCCGCAAATTATTGAAGTGCTGGATTTTGAAGTGATCCTGGCTGATGTCAAAGCCGTCATGATCGCGGCTTTCCCTGATGAACAACAGGCCTCTGTTGCCGCTGCGTTAAAACTTGAGTCTGAACCCCTGACCATACTGGCGCAGGTGATTGCCTACCGGGAATTAATGCTGCGCCAGCGAATCAATGAGGGTGCTGCGGCCTGCATGTTGAGCCATTCCGTCTCCACCGATCTTGATAACCTTGCGGGGAACCTGAACACCGAACGTCTGGTTCGTATTCCGGCTACCGAAACCACCGATGCAGAGATGGAAAGCGATACCGCACTGCGTCTGCGGGCGCAATCCGCTTTTGAAGGGCTGAGCGTTGCTGGCCCAACGGGGGCTTACGAATATTTTGCAAAAAGTGCGAGCGGTAAAGTTGCTGATGCCAGGGCAACCAGCCCTTCTCCCGCTGTCGTCGTCGTGTCCATTTTGTCTACCGAAGGGGATGGCACGGCGAGCGACGAGCTGATCGCAACGGTAAACGACACGCTCTCAGCGGATGATAAGCGGCCTGTCGCCGACCGGCTAACAGTCCAGTCAGCGGAGATTGTGAATTATGAAATTGACGCACTGCTTTATCTCTATCCGGGGCCGGAATCTGAGCCGATCCTGAGTGCGGCAGATGATTCATTGCGGGCATGGCGGGCAGAGCAGGGGAAAATCGGTCGCGATGTTGCGCGTTCGGCCATTATGGCCGCTCTTCATGTGCAGGGGGTGCAGCGCGTAGTCTTGCTGAACCCTCCGGAAGACATCGTGATCGATGATACCCAGGCGGCTCGGTGTATTTCGCACACCATCAATGCAGGGGGGACGGATGAATAACAGCCTCCTGCCGCCTTCAGCCAGCACTTTCATGCGGAACGCTGAGAAACCGACTGCGCGGATCAGCGGTATTCCTGTCGACCTTCGAAAGCTCTGGAATCCGGATGAATGCCCCGTGGAGTTTTTACCCTATCTTGCCTGGGCGTTGTCTGTTGATCGCTGGGATAAGCGCTGGTCTGAACAGACTAAGAGGCAGGTAATCAAAGCCTCCTGGCTTGTCCATCGTCACAAAGGCACGATTTCAGCGCTGAGGCGCGTTGTTGAACCTTTCGGCTATTTGCTGAGGGTGATTGAGTGGTGGCAGAACGGCGAGGAGCCAGGCACTTTCCGGCTTGAAATCGGCATTCAGGATGAGGGGATCACCGAGGAAACTTATCGGGAGCTTGAGCGCCTGATTGACGATGCAAAACCCAGAAGCCGTCACCTCACAGGCCTTTCGCTTTCGCTTCAGTCTCAGGGTTATATCGAGATAGGGGCGGGGTGTTACGTGGGCGATACGCTGACGGTATATCCCTATTTTCCTGAAACTATCGCTGTGGGTGGCAATGACTACACCGGCGCAGCAATCCATTTAATTGATACCGTGGAGATCGCAAGTGGCGACTAAATATCTTGCCCTGTTGACCAATATCGGGGCGGCAAAACTGGCAAAAGCCACGGCGTTGGGTACGAAAGTTGAGATTACCCAGCTGGCCGTTGGTGATGGCAATGGTGTACTGCCTGCACCGAATCCGGCACAGACTGCCCTCGTACATGAGTTACGCCGCGCCCCTTTGAATATGCTGACGGTGGACCCGGCGAACGCCAGCCAGATCATTGCGGAACAGGTCATACCGGAAGACGTCGGCGGGTGGTGGATTCGTGAGATCGGCCTTTTCGATAAAGATGGCGATATGGTGGCGATTGCCAATTGCGCTGAAACCTATAAGCCTCAGTTGCAGGAGGGGAGCGGACGCGTTCAGGTTATTCGCGTGATCTTGATTGTCAGCAGCACCGAAGCCGTTACGTTGAAGATTGATCCGGCTGTTGTACTGGCAACACGCCAGTATGTTGACAGCCAGCTGCGCGCGCATGAGCAGTCACGTAATCACCCGGATGCGTCAACGACAGAGAAAGGGTTTGTGCAGCTCAGCAGCAGTGTGACCAGTGACAGCGAATCGCAGGCTGCAACACCGAAGGCCGTTAAAATTGCGATGGATAACGGGAGCGCACGGCTGGCAAAAGATCGCAACCTGTCGGACTTACCTAATACCGCGTTAGCACGGCAGAATTTAGAACTGGGTGACAGCTCGACGCGAAATGTTGGAACAACGGCCGGAACGGTAGCCTCGGGGGATGATGCTCGAATTACCGGGGCGATGCAGAAAAGCCAAAACGGCGCGGATATTCCTGACGTGGCGAAGTTTCTCCAAAACCTTGGTTTGGGAGATGGTTCCGCTTTGCCCGTTGGGGTGCCTGTTCCATGGCCGCTGGCAACCCCGCCGACCGGCTTTCTGAAAATGAATGGTGCAATATTCGATAAAGTCGCAAACCCTAAGCTTGCTCTGGCATACCCGTCCGGGGTTTTGCCTGATATGCGAGCGCAAACAATCAGGGGTTGGGATGATGGCAGGGGGATTGATACCGGACGTACCCTGCTTAGCGAGCAGGGCGACGCAATCAGAAACATCACCGGCAGCGTGGCAAACGTCTATACCGCCGATCCAAATACAGCGAGTGGGGTACTCAGCTATGCCGGGAGTGGTTTCGGTCAGTGGCAGTCTGGAGCAGGTGTTAATCTCAATTATCGAAATCTTGTACTTAATGCAGCCAATCAGGTACCGACAGCAGCAGAGAACCGCGTTAAAAACGTGGCATTTAACTACATTGTGAGAGCGCAATAATGAAAGATTACATCACCCTTAATGAACAGGGATTCGCAGAAACCTCAGGCTGGGTTGTTTGTTATCTCACTAATCCAGATGGTGAATATATTGGCTATGTCGATGAATTTATTCCAGCAACGTCTGGCGTTCCTGCATGTGCATACATTGATGCTCCGCCAGTTTATGAGGCAGGAAAAGCGATAATACGCGGGGATGGTAAGTGGGTTATGGTTGATGACCATCGTGGTGAAACGGTTTACAGCACAGAGAATGGTCAACCGATTGAAGTGAAAGCTCTCGGCAATTATCCAGACAAAACGACTCTGATCCCACCCGGCACGGCATACGATAAATGGGATGGTAAAGCATGGGTGACGGACTATGACGCACTAAAAGCCGGTCAAATCGCCGAGGCTGAACAACAGAGACAAAACCTTACCACACATGCGAATGAGATAACCGCCGACTGGCGTACTGAATTGTCCCTGGGCATTATTGACGATAACGACAAAGCGAAGTTAACGGCTTGGATGAAGTACATCAAAGCAGTGAAGGCAGTCGATACCTCCACTGCACCGGATGTCAGCTGGCCTAAGCGTCCGTCATGATCTTTTTGGGTTTAAAAGTAGATTGACGCATTATCTTTAACAGACTTGTCACTCCATGGCGAGGAGCGTGCCTGATAATTACGAGATTAAAGGCGTTACATGTTAACAGTTAATCCACCAATATGTTCCGGGTGCCAAAGGGTATCCAGCAACTGTGATATCGTGAATCAACCCCCAGTCACTGGCCATGGCGGCATCTGCAATAGTGGCAGCAGAAATGATTTTCTTCCACTCATCACGATTCTTGCTGCTACCAACGCTAGCCTCGATAACATCAACGAAACGCTCAAGGTCATTATTAAGACACGCGGTCCACTCACTGACTCGTGAGTGATCCACGCTTGGCCCTGCCAGTCCCCAGTGAAATGGGTGTAATAAAAATCTACTACCAGGGTTTGCCTTACGCTCTGAACCCGCCAAAAAGATGATATTTGCGACAGATTCAACATTACTTAAATTATGAGTTCTAACAGGGACAGGTAAGGCTTTTAAAAAGTGATATGCAGTGAATCCTGCAACCAGATCACCGCCTTGGCTGGAAATATAAATGTTTAATTCTGTCGCGCCCTGATTAATGGCTCCCAAGCAATTCCCAATCAAAGCATTAACCGTTGACTGATTGACTGGGCAGGTGAACATAAGTGTGTGTAGCATGGTTTTCTCCTTTCAAAAAAGTATTTTTTCCGTTGGGATGGGTGCTTCTTTTGTTGAGAAGCATTATGTAATGCACTGAAATTAAATAATCGTCAACGAGTTAAGGTATATTTTGATATGGATGACAATGCAGTGCCCTGTCGACAGCATCGACATGTCAAACCTTCTGAAGCGGTCTTTCTTTCACGTTATGGGAGAATTGGCAGATATAGAGTGAGTTAATCGTTGAGAGCACCCGCGCCGGTTTGGTTGCAGCCCGTACAGAAGGAAGGATAGGAGGGTGGCGATCAAAACTGACAGAGCAGCTATGGGAACATGATCGCCGCAGGGGAAAAACGACAGCGGGTGGCTATCATTTTTGATGTCGGAATGTTGACACTTTATAAAAAGTTCCCTTCAACAAGAAGGGAATATGAAGGGGCTTAAGGCATTATTAAAACAGACCGTTGAGCGAATCTTTAACCTGGTTTATCGCATTATTTGCACTCGTCTTTAACTCAGCCAGGGCATCGCTGACGGTCGAACTTTGCAGCTTCTCCCTGTAATCCGCATCGACACGGCTCAGGCTGAGGGTAAATTCGATTTTTTTTGGATTCCCAAATCGGTCGAACTCGGACTTGCCCCGCTCCAGACGTGTTAAAACGTACATACCATAAATACGCCCCGTACCCTCAATAAGGGGCCATGGGCGCCCTGCGTAGCCGATAGTTTCAAGGGCTGACAGCGAGAGATTTCCACCGGTGATTTCCGGGTAAAGGACGCCTGACAGCGTTATATTGTCATCACCAGTACCAATGTACTGCCAGCCAGCTGACTGGTTAACCCGTTCGTTTTTTACGTGCCTCCACTCCTGCGAGTGCTGGAGTTGCTGGTAAGGGGTGGTGCGAAGCATAAAAACGAACATTCCAAAAACCATCATCATAATCGTCACCTAATCTCTGTCGCGGAAAGAACCACGGTTAATTCTGCCGGTGCTGGCCATCGCATCACGCACAACATTGCGCATCATTCTCTCCAGCTCCTGATCCGTGCGCTTACCAACATCGTTAAAGGTAATGTTAAAAACTGGGGCACCGCCAGTCGGAGCGGTAACAGGAGCTGATACCGGAGCCTGTGTGGCTGCTGTCGCTGAAATAATGCCGCCAGCTGCGGGCGTTGCCACTCGCGGTACTGATTGCGGTGTAACGCGAGCTTCCTGATATGCGCCACGCAAAGCCAGAGCACGCGGCAGGTTTTTGAAAATAATGTCACCCGGCCCGACTTTCTTTGTGTTGTCAGCGGTTGCTTTTGTATTGTCTGCGATGCTTTGAAGACGTCTTTGCGTACCGGTATTTCCAGACAGTGGCGAGGCCGCGGGTGGTGCACCAGTAGTAACTGGCGACTCTGCTTTTTTGGGGGCAACTTTAGCCATATCACCGGCAAGGAAAGCCACCTTATCCTGAAGGAGGGCGGAGCGTTGCGCATCCTCAATTTTCTTGCGCGCCCTCTCTGCTTCATCGGGTAATACACCAAGTTTTTCAAGTATCCAGCCAAGGGTATCAAGAAGCATCTTGGCTGGGGTCAGTACGAGATTTATTGCACCGCCGAGCACGTTACCGAAGATCTCGCCAGCGCTCGTGCATTTATCAAGCGTCTCCTTGCTGGTCTGCACTGGCGATAAGAGGTTCGTAAACCACTGCCAGACGGATTTAACCCCATAGCTGATCATGTCAAAGATGGGGGAAAAGGTGGCAAAGGTATCCCTGAGAGGAGAGATCGCCTGCATAACTCCGGTAAACACACCGAGGAAAAACGCCTTAATGGGTTCCCAGTATCGCCAGATTAGCAATCCCGCAGCGACAAATGCGGCGCCAATCAGGCCTATTGGACTGAGTAAAAAAGATAAAGCCCCACCAAGAATAGATACCGCACCGGTGATCATGCCCCAGATTGCTGGTAAGCCAGTGAGGCGCAACAGCAACATGCCAATGTTTTTAGTCAGCGATCCCAAAAGTGCGCCAGGAGACAGGAATGCAGTAAGCAGACCAGAGCGAACCGCGGGGAGAATAGCTGAAATTCTTCCCAGGTTAGGTGCGATTCCTGACAGTAAGACGGACCACCCTCTGACGTTCGCCATGGCCGGGCCCGCGGCAGTGCCGAGAGTGCGAAAAGCTGTAATGGTACCGAGTAGCCCGCGACCACCGGTCAGCAGTGAAAAACCGAGCTGTATTTTGGTGAGAGGGCCAATAAGAATACCCATCGCCAGTGATGCAGCGCCAATTGCCGCCACCAGTGCAAGTGCCCCACCCACAACCAGAATGATTGTTTGTGTCAGGCGGGGGTTTTCTTTTACCCAGGTGCTGGCAGCGGTGATCATATCGCTAAGCCCCTGAGTGAGAGAGCGCAGTGGGCCGTCGGCAGTCTCCTCAACCTGAATGCGGAAACCTTCCCATGCGCTGTCCAGGTTTTTCAGATCACCGCTGAGGTTGTCAGCCATGACCTTCGCTGCCTTCTGCGCTTCGCCCTGAGAGCCGCGCAAATCGGCAAGGAGTTTTTGCAGCTCACCGCTACCAGCCGATCTTACCAGCGCCTGAAATGACTTTGCCGCTTCCTCGCCCGCTATGTCTTTAAAGAATGACAACTGGTCTGTGTCGCCGTACTTTTTGATAGATTTATAAATATCAGACAAGACCACTTCGGCCGGTCGCATTTTCCCGGTGGCATCGGCAACAGAAACGCCCAATTCTTTCAGGGCTGCCTGGGCTTTACCTGTTGGTGCGGCCAGACGCGAGAAGGTGGTTTGCAGTCCCGTACCTGCAATACTGCCGCGCAGGCCAACGTTCGCCATTACGCCGATCATGGCGGTTGTGCGTTCAACATCAACGCCAAGACCTGCCATCCCCGTTCCTGCATACTTCATCGCCTCACCGATGTTCATTAAATCGGTGTTAGTACGGGTAAATGCTGCGGTCAAAACATCGCTGACCCGATCCATTTCCTTTGGATCGAGACGGAACTGCGAAAGAATGTTGGAGCTGATGTCGGCACTTTCACCAAGATCCATGCCGCCAGCCAGCGCCATGTTCAGAACGCCAGGCAATGCAGCCTGAATAGCTTCTGGAGTAAAGCCAGCCATTGCAAGAAACGCCTGCCCACTGGCAGCATCTCGTGAAGTAAATGCAGTTTCTGCACCGAGTTTTTTAGCCTGCGCGCGCAGATCCCCCATTTGGGAAGAGTCTTTATTAAGGCGGGTTAATGCCTGGACGCGTGACATTTCCTCGTCGAAACCAATTGCAGGCGCCAGGAATGATCCGCCAGCGTAACCCGCAGCAGCGGTGCCGAGCATCATCCCCATACCCGCCCCGCGAAGTTTGCCCGCAGTCTCTTTTGCCCGATCGTATCTGGCCTGGGCCTTCTGAGTAGCAGCCAGCTGGCGGCGTTCGCGCTCAAGTGTCTGGTTGTATTGCTCCGTGCGCCTGATGGCACTCTGGATGGCGCCGCTGCCGGTGGTGAGGTTAACGCCATGCTGGCGCACTGCCTGTGCAGCTGTGCGAAGCTGCGTCGTTTGCCTGCCGTATGTTTCAGTCAGCCGGGAAAGTTTGGTGCGAAGTGACTCAAGTCGAGCCGTCTGGGCTTCAGTAAGCTGGCCGCCTTCGCGTTGTTTTTGGTTGAGACCGTCAAAGGCCCGCTGGGTGCTTTTCAGCTTCAGCGCAGTGTCATTGGCTTGCGAGCGCAGCTTATCAAATGACGTTGCGCTTTTTTCCAGGTCTTTGATAGAGGACTGTGTTTTTTTGAGGGAGTCAGAAAGGTCGCCAATGGCTTTACTGGCGGCGCTGACCGGGCGGGTGAGCTTGTCAATTGCACTGAACGCAACGCGAATACTAAGATCCATCGTCGTCATCCTCCTTCTCATGGTTACCGCTTCTGATGGCCGCCCGTTCGCGCCAGGCCATCAGCTCGCGCAACTCCATGCTGTGCATTTCGGAGGGCGGCCAGTGAAATATCACTGCGATGTCAGCGATCAGATCGTCGACATCGCTGAATACTGCCTCTCTTACTTGCTCGCCGTCGCCGCCTCGTTCGGTGCGGACGGCGCCGCTTTCGTCAAAAAAGGCGTAATCTCTTCACACAGCGCCGTAAAGTCGCCGGTCGCCATTGAGGAAATATCAGTGGTTGTCAGCTGAGGCGCGGTGACGCGTGTTAGCAGAGTTGATACCGCGTCATAGTCGAAGTTAAGAACGTCAACCAGCCGCAGCCCGCGCAGTGAGCCAGCCTGCTTGATTGTGTCGGTGATTGCGACGGATTTGATTTCCTGGTCGCCGCGTTTAATGGGTTGGCTGAGAGTTACTGGCATTATATTTTCTCCGGGCGGCCAGGCTGGCCGCCATTGGTAGTGGTAAAAAAGATTACTGACCGAGACCCAGGGCGGACGCAATGCGGTCCGTGTAGAGACTCTTTCCGTTGCGCTTGTAGATGAAGTTCAGCAGGTCGATTTCCAGCAAAGGCTTGTCATCCACGGAGAGCTTGTAATACGTATTTTTGAGCGCATAAGTATGGCTGGTGTCATCACCCTGCTTGGCTTCGCCCTGGTCAACTTCGGTAATACGTCCGCGCATTTCGACCTCAAGCAGGGAACTTGTCCCACCGCTGTAGATCTCACCGACAAAGCGCGTGCGTAGTTCGTCAATATCCCCGCCCCATTTCAGGATCAGCTCTTCGACCATGCCGCCAACAACCATTGATGCATCCAGTGCACCTGAATCAAGGCCGAGGTCAACAGCAGCGGAGCCAAGCATCCCGCCACCCTGATAATCTTCCGTTTTACGGGTAATTTTCGGGAGCGTGACGCTGGGGATCTTCCCGATGTAGTTGTCGCCATCAACAAACATCGTGAACAGGCGGAGTTTCTTCGGAATAGCCATTTATGCACCTCCCAGCGATGCAAAGGCTGGTTCGTAATACTGATCGGTAAACGTCTGGATCAGCGTCAGGTTTTCCAGCGGTGGTACGGGGCTGTAGTTGTAGCGAACAACGGCTTTACCCTGGCGAATACCGGTGGTCGGGTTATCGACAATATCAAACCAGCATGCCGCACCAATCAGTTTGCCAGCAGTGACCAACGCCTGAAGTTTGGCATTGATCCCGCTTACTACATCTTTGACGTTAGCCGGGGTAAGCGGTTTATCCACGGTGGTGAATTGCGCTTCCGCAATGCTGTCCGCAAGAATTTGGGCCGTCCGGGTAAACACCTCGAAAATATACTCTTCGGTGTCGGTGGTACGGTTACCCCAGAACCGGAAGCCATCGCGTTTGATCAGCGTGGTAATCTCGTTAGCGTTCAGCTCGTTAGCATCGGAGTCCTCCGCCTGTAACGCCCAGAACACATCTTTTGAGATACCCAGGACGTTTTTCACCGCAACGTTAGAAAGTGATTTGTGCCAGCCCTGCTCATTGTCAATCAGTGCCCGCAGGCCAAGCGCATAGGCAACTGCCGGGAATTCTTCATTAACGCCGGTCTGCGGGTTGAAGGCGATGAAGTTGGGCCAAATCATCATCCCTTCACGTTCTGCGAACTGCTCGCGGTAGGTTTTCGCTTCGGCGATAGTCTCGCAGCCATCGCAGTAGCTGTAAGAGAATGCACGCAGCTGCTTCGCAATTACGCGCAGCTGTGCGGTTACTTCCTGCGTGTCGTACATTGGAATGCCGAGGATGCGAGGGCGATAACCGGTTTTCTGCTCTGCGGTCAGCAGGGCAAACATCCCGGTATAGCTTCCGTCAGCCTGCGTGCCACCGATAATGAGCTGGGATTGCGTTTTGGCATTTTCTCCTTCCTTTGCTTCAGCGACACGAACAACAATTACACGTGTGCTGACCTGGTCGGAAATAGCCTTAAGAGATTTATACAGTGAGCCTGTTTTGCCCGCCTTACCCAGCACGCTAATCACGCGAGTGATCAGGACTGGCGTATCAAGTGGAAAGGTGAGGGGATCGGCATCATCGGCCACCGCAACCAGACCAATGACCGTTGAATCAATGTCATTGATCGCGGTCTGGAGGTCGGTGTTTTCTTTGGTGCGCGCCCCGTGGAAAAAGTTGTCGGTCATACTCTACCGCCATCATGTTTAGTGAGTTCATGGTGATATTCGCTGAATTCCGGGCGGCAGACACGTCACGATGGATGTCGCAGAAAGGCGACAACAAAAGGCTGTTTGTCCTATCGCGCGCGCATGGAAATATTTGCGGGAGGAGAAAGCGATGACACTGACAACTGACGCGATAGAGAGCGCGAAAAGCCTGCTGAATGCAGGTGCTGAGAAATTCAAGAATTACCCAGGCGACCTGTCACGTGTGCCAGCGTTTAACGTCATGCTTGGCGGCAAAGCGCTGATCATGCTGGATGAGAAACTATTCTCGTTAGAATTAACAGATAACAGGGGCTTTAATGCTGATGAACTGACTATCACTGTTGATGACAGCCAGGGAGATATTGAGTTACCGCCACGTGGCGCTGAATTGTCGGTAGCGATAGGCTGGCAGGGAGAGAAACTGGTACACAAAGGGATTTTCATCGTGGATGAAATTGCGCACTCAGGACCGCCGGACCGTATCGAGATCACGGCCAGAAGTGCAGATTTCCGCGATGAATTTAACGTTAAGCGGGAGGTGTCGTGGCATGACGTTACAGTAGAGCGCATCGTCTCTGCTATAGCTCACAGGTACAAGTTAAAACCTCTCATCTCAGAGCAACTGATGTCCGCCGAGATCGATCATGCAGATCAGACGCAGGAAAGCGATATGTCGTTTCTCACGCGCATGGCGGAAATGCTGGGTGCTATTGCAACTGTGAAAAATGGTTACCTGCTCTTCATCCTGCCTGGTGGCGGTGTCAGTGCAAATGGCAGAGCGTTGCCGGAGTTTTCCATCACGCGCAGCAGCGGAGATCGCCATTCTTTCCGGATTGCAGATCGCGACGCATACACTGGCGTGCAGGCGTACTGGCTTGATATGGATTTCGGGAAAAAGAAAAAGGTCACTGTTAAAAAGCGGAAAAAAACCGCAGACAAAAAGCCGCGCAGCAGCAGCCGGGAAGGGGACTATATTGCCGGTGAAGATGGTAACGTTTTTGTACTCCGTACGACGTACAGCAGCGAGATGGCCGCACAACGTGCAGCAACTGCAAAATGGCAACAACTCCAGCGCGGAGCCGCTGAGTTCTCTCTAACCCTGGCTTACGGGCGCGCGGATCTTTATCCGGAGATGCACGGAACGGTAACGGAGTTCAAAGACGTCATTGACGGCCAGGACTGGATAATTGCGAAGGCAAGCCACACTATTGACGATAGTGGGTTTAAAACACGTCTGGAGCTGGAAGCAAAAATACCTGAATGGATTGCAGAAACCGAATCATAGCGGCCATAATATGAGCGAGTTCAACTCCCGCCATGGGAGGCCATTATGTTTAAGTGTCCTGTTTGTGGTGCCGTCGCCCGTACGCGCACCAGTCGCCCTCTTAGTGAAATGACAGTCCGGCATTATCACCAGTGCCAGAATTTCGAATGCAGTATTACGTTTACCACGCTTAACAGCGTTGAGAAGCTGGTAACCAAACGCGCACCCCGCGATAAGTTACCAGCTGATTTCATCCCATCCGATGCCTTCCCCGCTTCTCACTACGGGAGGGATCAGCTTAATTTGGCCCTCTAAATAGTGGCAGCAAAAGTCCAGCCATTACCTGTGACTACCAGCGATTACCATCAAAGAGAGTCTTATTTATCATAAGCTTATGTTTTATAAGACTCTCTAATAGTTTTTAAAATCCCTCGGCGTTCGCGCTGTGTGGGTTCAAGTCCCACTCCGGCTACCATGGGAAACAAAGAATAATCAAAGCAATAAGCAGTGTCGTGAAACCACCGAAAGGTGGTTTTTTTGTGCCTCCAGTTTAGCGCGAAGTGAGCGTATCTCATCGTCATCACGATCGTGCTGTGCCCGGGAATTTGCTGCCATACCAGAACGTTAAGCCTGACTCTCTAATATCAAGCCCGGAAAGCAGGGCGATTGTCAGCTAACCTGCAACCAATCTTAAACAAACATTTCACTCGCCAGACACAGGTTGCCGCCGCTGATAAACTGGTCGGTATCCACCCTGGAGAGCGGAAGGTTATTGTCATGCAATATGAAGAACAGCAGCTTATCAACGGCCTTTTCGAGCGTCTTAAACAGGCCGAACAACAAAACAGCCAACGGGATGCAGATGCAGAGCGTCAGATCGCTGAATTTGTCAGACAGCAGCCTGCGGCCCCCTACTATATGGCGCAGTCGATTTTGATTCAGGAAGCGGCGCTGAAACGTCTGCAGGCCCGGGTTCAGGAGCTTGAAAGCGAATTAGCCGCGCAAAAAAGCAAACCCTCGACGGGCGGCAGCTTCCTCGGCGGCCTGTTTGGTGGCGGGAAAAGTAACCCGCAGCCTGACAACAGCTGGAATGCCCAGCCGCAACAGCCGCCGGCGCAGGATTACTCTCGGGCGCCAGCGTCGGCTACTCGCGGCGGCGGTTTTATGGCTGGCGCGCTCCAGACAGCCGCTGGCGTGGCCGGTGGCATCGCGCTTGCCGAGATGCTTACCAGCATGTTCCATCAGTCGCGGCCGGAAGAGATCGTGAACATCATCGAAGAGCCGACAATGCCCGTCGGTGGTGAACCGTTTGTCGGTAATCAATACGGCGACGTTAATAACGTCTCTGACACCCGTTTCCTCAACCAGAACGATCCGTTCGGCAGTAATAACGACGTCTGGCAGAACGACGATGTAGATGACGACTACAGCAATGACGACGATAGTTTTATTTAA